ATGGCCACTACATCTATCAAATGTACGGAAATGGTTTTTACCGATTCAAAAAGTTACGATTCTTTTATTGATAGAGTTTTCGGCAAAGACCCTAAACCTATAAACGAAAACGCAAAGAAAACAGCACGAAAAGTGAACGATATTAAAACACTTAATATCGACGGAGTGTCTTACAAAGTATAAGAGGTGTTCTAATCCGAATGTTTATTGATACAGAAGTTCAAATAAAAAAGATCTCAAATCTCAATACCGAAGAAAAAGCCTTAGTGGAGGCTTTTTCTTGTGGTAAACCCGGAATAGATTCTTATCTTAAAAATGATGCTTTGGAAGATTTAACTTTCGGTATCACTAAAACTTTTCTATTTTTTATGGAGATTGAAAACAAAAAAGTTTTAGCAGGTTATTTCACCTTAACTACTGATCGAGTATTAGTTACTAAGAATTCCCACATGCACAAAAAATTAGACAAATGGAAAAATCCTGTATATAAAAGATCTATCCCTGGTGTTCAAATACACCATTTTGCTATTCAAAAAGATTTACAAAATCAAAAATTTGGTATTAATCTAATGTATTACGTGTTTTCATTTATTAAACTTACTATCCTACCATATATTGGGGCGTGCTTGATTACTGTTCAAAGTGAAAAAGATGTTCAACATTTTTATCGAAAAGTTGGATTTGAAAAGACTGGTGATACTAGAGACTGTAATATCAGTATGGCTTATACGACTAATCAGCTATTTATTCCAGACTAAAAGGCATTCATACAGATGTCTTTTTTTTTATGCACAACAAAATCACCCACAATCTGTCGTATGACGGTGAGTGATTTTGCCATTAATTGAGATTCTATAGTGAATGTCATCACTACAGAAAGTATACTATACAGATTTTTTTATGTAAAACAAAAACCGTCCCTTGGCAAGGACGGTTTAAGTGAATGACTCCTTTATTGTAGGTCTAATATACTATTATTTTTACTTTCAGGCAAGAATTTTTTTACCCATAAATTAATTTTTCAACACTTTCTGTGTACAACCAAATAAACTCGTCTGGGAATTGCACATGTGAGATTGTTTTTCCATTCAAAGCATGTTGTTCGTTAATAATCCCTACAGATGACGGTTGAAAAGAAAAGTAGTCTCCGACTTTTAACTCTTGATCAGATGTATTCTCTCCTGTACCTGGATTAATTTTATCAATATAAGCAACATTAATCCCGTTTTCTGTCCAGTCAAAATCTGGTTGACCTAAGACATCATTTCTTACTTGCCAAATACCGTTCACAAACTGTAAGTCGTCTACTCGGTATCCATAACGACGTTTTGGTTTAGGAGGCACTGGTGGTTCTCCTTTAGCGTATGCCTCCCATTGCTCTTTAGTTAAATAGAATTTGCTCCGATCGACATCCACGGCAGCATACTGCCAGCCGACCATCGTTTGCCAAGGCGCGATATTGTAAGTGAATTCAGGGGCATTCCAGTTACATTCTGTGTTTGTTGGATACCCTGCAAACCAAAGCCCGCAGGTATTAGCTAAGTTTGTACAGTGATTGATATCTTGCCGATTCCCATAAATGATACACCAGACCCCTGTTAACTCATGAATTCGATTAACAAATTTACCACACCAAGTACAGTCTTCGTAATTATCATTTTGAGCTTCTTCCCAGTCTAAAATTAAAATTGCCTCATGAATGTAGCCTTTGATATTTTGGTAGAAGAATTCCGCTTCTGCTACAGCGTCTCCACCACTAGCATAGTGGTACACACCTAATTTTAAACCATGTTCTTTTGCTAGTTGATACTGAGCATCACAACTTGGGTTGATATAGGTGGTTCCTTGCGTAGCTTTTACTATACAGCCGTCTGCACCTGGTGTGATCGCTGCTTGAATTGTATTATTAGAAGAAACATCAACGACATTTAGTGTCATTCTTTTTCGCCTTCCTTTCTATCTAATACTTGTTGGCTATCTGAAATCCCTGGTGTCGTATGATCCGTCACGATTCCTAAAATGGATAACACGACAAATACCGCATTGACAATATCCAATAATTCTTTATTGATTGCATCAATCTTAAAATTATAACCAAAGGGGACCGCCACTACTTGAATCAGTAATAATACTGCTGGAACAAGGGTCAGCCAAAAAGATTTTGATTGTATCCGAACTTTCCAATTAATCATTTTTCATCTTCTCCATTCTCCTAAAAATTGTTTTGTTTTGTTCTTCTAAACGGGTTAATCGTGTATTATGTGCTTCAAATCTACCTTCAATAGAATTTACTGTGTCATTCAATCGTTTCAACGTATTATCCATTCTCGTAAATAATGCATAAAACTTCATTAACCCAAAAATAATTCCACCAAGAAAGGTCAAAACTGCAATCCAGTCCTCAATGGAATAGCCTAAAATAGTCACCCGCTGTGCCACCTTCCTACCGAAAATAAAAAATACACGTCAACGCGTGTACTAAAACCGCAAGCCATCAATTCGATAAAGACTTTTTTGAACTTGGTCAACCGTTGTCCCTTTATCTGTGTTCAAAAATTTTTGACTCACTATTTTTAATTGTCGTTCATTTACTTTGTTGACCGTAATTTCCACTACCCATAGTCCTTTACCGGTGTCACTTAATCCCACGGGCGTAAGAAATAGATTATTTCCACTGTCAAAGTTTGCTTCAAGCTCATGAATACCATTCGTACAATGGACATAGAAACGAAAACTTTTATAATGATTGGCCTCATCAGGCAGAGTGATAATATCTCCGGTCTGTGCACCACCTTCCCAAAGCTTTACTGGAAATGGACTAAAGGGTTGTCTCCAACTATTTCCATACTTTTCAACATACATATACGAACCTAAAAAAACAACAATCCCATTACTATCATCTTTGAATAAAGCAAAGAAATAACCATTGGCAAACTCTTTACTTTCCATATAAGGAATGTTCTTGGTGTTTTCGTCGTATCGGTAAAAGCCCGATTTCGTTACACCATGTAAATCGGTGCACGTATCAACAGTCAAGAAATTTTCAGTTAGTACGTCCTTCCCGTTGACTTGTAAGCCATCCACAAAGTTTTTTACTCCTCGGAAATTGAGTTGGTCCCCACCATTTAATAATAATTTTTCTTCTGCATCTTTGATTGCTCGTACGAGTGTTTTCGGATGAGTAAAAGATCCCTCTTTGTCTACAAGCTGATCGATATATTCCGTCATTTTATTGTCCCCTTTTCCTAAAGAATTTCCCGTTGGTTGGTATCATAAGCAATCATACAATTGAATTTTGCTAGTTTTTCTTCCAACTCTTTGTTTGTGACTAAATCATCGGACTTAATCTTTTCTTCCAAATTCGCAATCGCGTCTTGAAGATTTTTCACTTCGCCTTGGATCACTTTGACTTGTTCTTCAAAACTATTTTCTTTGTCCGCAAGCTTTTTGAGAAACACTTCCGTTTTTTCATTCAATTCTCGGATGAGCTTTTCATAATCACTAATATAGTCGGTACTGTTAATGCCCATCTCGATTTTGTTCGGTAAAACATTAATCTGTAAAGACAACGTGGTATCGCATTGTTCCCCACGATAAAGCTTGAAAAAAGCTTCCTGGTATTCCCCTTCAAATGTGAAGGCTTCTGGAGGAAAGACGTAGCGGAAAACACCTTGGTGCGCATCCAGAATCACAAACCCAGCATCGTCAATCAATCGTTTCCCGTCTGCTTTCATTCCTAAAAATTTTCCGCTTAAGCCGGTTAGATCATACGGTAGCTGATTCGACAATACTTTCACTGTCACGGCTTTTAACCCACCGTCACCTAAACGACCAGTCACATATTGTTGCGGAATTTGCATCTCTGCTTGCTTGGTAATCTCAAAAACTAACTCTTGATTGGCCATAGTTTTCACTCCTATCCATAAAAATAATAAATTTGTTTGGCTAATTCTTGGGCGATCATCTGATGGCCAATCTCGTTAGGGTGTAAGCCTTCAGACATCATTTTTTTGCGAAAAGCAGGATTCAAGGGTTCGAATAATTCGGTTTTCATGAAGTCTGCATAAGGTAACTGTAAATCATTACAAGCCATTTTCTGAGCATCCGTATAGTCATGCAAATCTTTTCCAAGTTTATTTTTCCATCGATCAGTTCGGCTAATACTACCCCCACTTGCTGGAGCCTGTAGGGTCGATGTCATCACTAGAATTTTTGCATTTGGGTTGAGCGCTCGAATATTGTCAACCACACGGTAAAAAGCCCCAATATAGGACGTATTTTCATCATCATATTTAGAGCCAATTGGCACATTTCCTAGCCAATCATCGTCTGTCCCTTGAATGATGACTAAATCACAGCCTCCTACTTTTTTCGACTGGGCATAAATACTCGCTTCATTATTGTTCGTCATTCGTGCACCATTGACAGCGGTATTGGTCACGGTTGCTCCCGAAACTTTTTTGAATAAATCGCCAAAGTTATACTTTGCAAGATACCCTCTTGCGACGCTATCCCCAATAATGCCGATTCGTTTTGCTTGTTTGACGTAGGAAACCGCTAAATAGTTAGTTGTGATTCTCCCACTATCGTCCACCGCAATCGGTTTTTTCCAAATATCAGAGGATTCCAGATACTTCGCAATCAGATATTGAATCTCCGCCATTAAACGCGCGGACATCGAGGATTGTTCGATTCCTTGAGAATCTTTTCTGAAAGCAAGTACTTCTTGGGTAATCTGTAGTGGAGAGAGGTCAGGTGTGATAATCGCTCGAATCTCTTGATGGATTTCTTTATCATAAGTTTTAATATACAGGTCACAAATTTGTCGTACAAGCTGTTCTAACGTTTGTCGATCTTTGAAATCGATGATTTCATTCAGCAAGTGAAAATTCCCATCTAAAGCCAGACGCATGTCTCGTCCATCTAACGGGAGATTTTCATTTAATTTTGTCATGTATTTTTCACTCCTTGATGTGGTCTTCTAACCACTTTAATCGTTTTTCTAATGCTTCAGGATCTAAATGATCCAATTTGGTTTTGTCTTCTTTTGAAAGCAATCCATCATTGGTTTCTGTCGCTACTGCATAGATAGGAGCGATTTTTAAAATGAATTCCTTTAGACCATCTACGCCTTTAGCTGTGGTTAGGACATAGTAGGGCTCCCCTTTTTTTAGACCTAAGGTTTCATCATCTACTGGAGCTGTCAATTCAATAATTTTCAACTTCCCCAACCACCTTTCCAAAAATTTGACCGGCCAGTGCCTTTTCTGCTTTCTCTTGTGCATCCGTTGCCTTTTGGTCTACTTGATTGGCAGTCTGCTTGGCATCTTCTGCGATTTCAGTTACCGTACTGAGCTTATTATCTACATCTTTAATCGATTGATTCACTTTTTTTTGTTCTTTTTTTACTTCTTTGACTTCTTTTTCCACTTGATTGTGATATTGTAGAAAGCTTTTCGCAAGATTATTAAAAGTGATTTCTGCCAATTTATAAGGGGCTAATGGATACCACCGATAACTCATAATTGTGACTTCTGTTTGGTAATCGTTCATGTGGAGGATAAATGGGTATTGTTCTCCTAGAATAGGCCGATTCACGTTACCAGCAAAAATCATTTGTAAAGAGATATCTGGTTCAGGTTTTAATTTCCCTTTCGCAAAGATTGTCATCTCTTGTTTTTTACGGAATCGTTCATCGGAAATATCTTCTAAATACTTTTTGCCAAATGCTTTTATCGATTGTGAATTTTCTACAAAAAATGGTGGGAAATACTCTTTCCCTTTGTCATCTTTTCCACCAAAACACTTGACAATATTGGACATTTCCAACGAATTAACCGCTAAGGTCACATTTTGTGTATCGTGATAGTAATGCAAAACTTTTTGATTTTTTCGTAACCATTCTTTTTCCGTATAAAAGTGAATAAACAAATTATCCATGCGAATATATGTTTTAGGGTATTTGGCTAGGACTTGTTGCACTCCGTCTCGCAAAGATCCATGTCCTAGATTCTCTATTTCCACTTTAGGAAATTCACCATGTACCGACCATCGAAATCCTCGTTCATTGTCTTTGAAATAATGTTCCAATAATTGTTGGATACTATAAGTCTTCTTTCCTTCGGCATATCTATAGCTTCGATAATTTTGTGTCTCGAAGAACAGATGCGTAGCGGTTATTTTCTTTTTTTTCGTTTCTTGTTCATAACTATTTTCTAACTGTTTGATAATATATGTTTGATTATTCACTAAGACTACCGCTTCAATATCGGCTAACAACGAAGAGATAGCATGAGTGACTGACAAGGTAAAACTAATTTGGTTCTTAGTATTTGCTTCCTCTTCGATGCAAAAAGATTCTGGGTCAATGTAAGGTAACAGATTTTCACGTTGACTCTTGTCTAAACTTTCAATAATTACTTCCATGTACACCACTTCCTAAAAATAATAAAAAGGGAAATGAAATCGAACGCGGTGAATCGTGGCATTTGTAATCGAGAATTTATTCCACCCTTGAGCAAGGACCAAAAAACCATAATCGGTATCTCTACCAACATTTTCGCCATTCTTCAGCAATTGAACACCATCTATCGTCAACTGATCGGTTGACTTCAATTTTCCTTTGTAACTAATTTTTGTTCTTGTTGTTTTATTTTCGATTGTAGGACTTCCGTCAGCATGCAGTGCCACCAAGAACTCATGCCGTTGTCTGAGTGGGTCTATTGAAATATCCGAAGCGTTGTATACATAGAAGTGATTCGTTGAGAATTCATAAGGAACCTCTTTATCGTACGGAAAGTTCATTCCAAAGCCAGAAAAATACTGTTGCGCATCTGCGTCGTCACTATAGAAAATGGAGCGCCTCAATCCAGCGGGGTTAATCAGTTCAACGGAAAATAATCGTTGCGTATAGTGAATGCTTTGGAAAGTGGTAGGTTTTGCATATCCCCAAAAAGCCTTATTAGGTTCCATAGAATCTCTAACACGGATAAGCTTACGATCATAGACTAGTTGACACAGCTTTTGTTTAGCCAAGACTAAATCTTGTTCGTCTTCTGCATCTAAAAAAAATTCCGCTTTATATGTCGTAGCCCCAAATCGCCCACCTGCTTGTAAAAATTCTCCATCTATCCCGGCAATAGATTGCGTTGGGATTTGTAATTGAGGTGTTCCTATTTCCATTCCTCGAAACCACAGGCCACAAATATCTTTTGTGCTTTGTTCCTTCTCGTTTCCTTTTTTTATGAGTAACTCTCGTTCTATCCCCACTGATAGTCACCTACCATTTTATTATTTTGCATTTTTCTTAAAAGCGTATGATAATCATCTGTTGATTGTTCCTTTGGCGTTAACATCAACTCAACAATTTTTCTCAAAAAATTATTTTGTTCTGCCAACTCTCTTAGCTGACCTTTGGCCAATTCAATCAATTCTGTTTGGTCATTTGTTACTTGAACAACAGGAGATACACCTAACTTAGCCATCGTTTTGTACAGCATCTCTAAAGAGCGCATGCCTTTGTGTAGCGGTATTATCGCTTCCTCACGACCATTTTCTCCTAGTTCATAATAGCCATGTCTACTAACGAATCCTCCACGTTCCCAGCCATGACCTTGTCCAATAAAGTTCCAAGTACCCATAGCATTTAGCCGTCTGATAGCAGCTAAAATCTGGTCAAATCCGCTAAAAATATTCGTGTGTCCAGGAACTGCCCATTGAGCAAAAGTTTGAGGGATAAATTGTAATAGTCCTTTAGCTGGATTTCCGGATGCTGTATTTACATCCCAAACAGCAGAACTTTGAACAATTTTTTCATTCCCCCCAGATTCTGTCTGAATCTGTTTCAGTAAGTTTTGAATTTGCCAGGGTGCTAATTGTACCCCTAACTGTTTCGCTGCAGCAGTAATTGCATTGCCCCATTGATGATTTCCAATTGATGGATTGCTACCATCTGTTAACTGGTTAATTCGATGAATACCGACAAATGGATCACTAAAGGAATGAATATCGGCCATACCAATTCCGTCTCTAGGGTTCATGGCGTTAAACATCCGATTTTTACCTGTAAAGATACCGACATGTTCACTTCCGTTAGGCCCAAAAAACGCTAGGTCCCCAGGTATGGCTTTTTCTTCGTCAATGGCAGTAGTAGCACTGAATTGATCGCCAGAATAATGCGGAAAATCAATTCCTATCTGTTTTAGGGCCCATTTCACTAGTCCTGAACAATCAAATGCATCTGGACCTTCAGCGCCTAATACATAAGGTTTTCCTGCTTGTTCTTTTGCAATCCTTAGAAAATCTCCTCGAGAGCCACTACCTCCAGTCTCACTCTGGAACTGATCAAATAAGCCTTGAACGTAGCCGATCATTTTATCTTTTATTTTATCAAATGCGCTTTGTGCTACAACTTGTCCCGCACCATTCCCTAAAGAATGAATAAATTTTGAAACACCTAATTTATCGATAATTGTTTCATATAACTTGTCTGCGCCTTCACCAACAAAAGACATCGCATCTTCTGCTTTGTCTTTCACCCAGTCGTAAATGTTACTAATTGTTCCCCAAACACCTGAAGCGTGCGCTGGTAGGCCTTGCGTCATCGCTAGAAATTCTTTTGAACGACCATGTGGGAGAATTGAAGTGCCCGCTAATAGCGGTCGTATTTCAGGTCCTTTTGTTCCCACAGGGAAAATACCAGACGAAGGGTGATGAGCTAATTCAAAGCCTTCCTCCCCGACTAGCGCTATTTCGTCTTGTGATAATCCACTTGTACCTTGTGCATGAGCGCCAAATTTAAACTTAATCAAATCATTGCCCCAGCCATCATTTAATGCGTGAATCAAGTGACCAATTCCATGAGCAACTGCTTCAATAACCCCTGCCATATTGTCTTTCATTTCATCCCACGAACCAATAACATCTCCTGTTTCTTGGTCTGTTGCCCCTTTGTGCTCGCCGGCCTGTTTTTCTGCTTCTTCTACAATGGCAGAGTGAGCTTGTTTCGCTTTGGTAATTGTTTTGTCTCTTGTCTCATCTGCAGCGCTTATGGTGTCATCGCGTTCATGCTTAGCATTCTTGACTATTTCATCATACTTTTGTTTACTAATCGTCCCTGATTCAAAATATTCCTTTTCAGCAGCTGAAACCGTTGCTTTATATTTCTTTTCTGCTTTTTCTTTCGTAGAATCGTATGTTTTCTCTGCATCCTCAATCTGTTTGTCTCGAGCTTTTCGAGAATTCACAATGGCTTCTTTCATTTCGCTGGAACTGATTTGATGCTTGGCGTTTTTCAAATCTGTTAAAATTGTTTCTTGTTTTTTAGCGGAGATATTTAGTTCTTTAGCCACTGTTGCATCTGTTTGTTGTTGGGCTTTTGAAAGTTTAGAGAAATAATTCGTATGGATTTTTTCAAGCTCTTTTTTGTTTTCTTGTTCAATTCTTGCCTTTTCATCATTGTACTTCTTAGAATTTTTGCCATATTTTTTTGCATAGTCAGCCAATGTTTTCTGTTCATTGTCTTGTTGGCGTTTTACCGTTTCATCATACGTTTTGTAATAGTCTTGAACAATTTTTGATTGATTCTTATAGGCATCTTCTACATTTTTTTTCTTTTTATTATCGTTTTCCTGTTCTTTTTTCAGCATTTTATCTGCTTGTTCTTGCGTTAGTACACCATTTTTAACTAAAATGTCTAAGTCTTTTTTTGACTGGTTTTGCTTTGAAGAAAAATAATGATCTGTCTTTTTCTGTAAATCATCATATAAGCTTTGAACCTTTTTCTCTTCGTTCTCATTAAATTTTTGACTGCCACTTCCGATTTTCACAAGTTCTTCATTAATTTTGTCTGATAATCCCTGGGTCTCTTTTTCAAAATGGTCTTTTATCGGTGTCTTGCTAGCAAAAGCTTTCTTTAGACCTGTCTGTATTTGTTCGCCTAGTGTTTTCCCTATTTTCGAACCACCTAATGCACCTAATATTCCTCCTGCAATTGTTCCAATTCCAGGAAGAATTGCACTTCCGATAGCCGCACCTCCCAGAGCACCACCAAAATTACCTAAAGCCCCTCCGATATGTTCTCCAGCAGTGTTTTTGGTCATACCTTTAAGTTCTAAAAGGCTTGTTAGTCCCGAAAGTATCGGAACGCCTTTTTCCAATTTGCCTATCAAACCTACAGATTCTTCCAAACCTTTTGCTAACTGTACCGAACCCTCTGCTTCTTTTGCTAATTTCCCACCACCAAATAGATTGCCTATTTTTAGGCCTTCGAAAGTTTTCATATTGCCAAGCAAATCCCCTACCCAGCCACTCGCTGTTTTGAAAATACTAAATCCTTTCATCGCTAAGCTAACACCACTGATAGCAGGTTTTGCTAAATACATTACAGCAATTAATTCACCAAATTGTTTTGGATATTTTTGAATAATTCTTAAAAAAGGCTTGGCAATTTCATAAAATCCATTTAGTGTTTCTTTTCCTCTTGTAAACAATGCAACTACTGCTTCTTTTGTTTTTCCAAAAAAATCAATGATTTGCGGTGCATGCCCTGCAATCCAGTCAGATCCCACAGTGATCTTTTGGGTTATCCAATCTAGGAGCCCATCCGCCATATTTACCGCACTATCTTTAGCAAATACTTTTCCAAAGGAAGATAAGATAGTCTCTACACCCTTTTCAGCAGCATTACCCATTTCCGTGAACTTATCTTGCGTTTTATGATCAGATACCCACTTAGATATCGCGCCATAAAAAGGATTTTGAGCAGTGAGGATAGGCTTTTCAAAAGCACCGATCAATGCTGGTACTTGAGAATCAATAGTACGTTTCATGCCTGACATGGTTTGCAACATATTATCTGCAGCTTTACCGTATTTGTCTTGTCCTAATTTGTTAAACAGTTTCTCGACAGTTTCTGCACTAATGTTCCCTTGTGTAGTCATTTTACGTAATTGGGCCATTGTTAATTCACTGTTGCCTGTCACTTTTCGTTCATATTCCAATAAACTTTCGGAGAACATTGGGAAATATTGACTCAACTGATTGAGTTCTTGTAAATTGAGTTTTCCAGTCGCAAGTCCGTGCACCATATCTTGTGTAACGGTGGTGATTTGATCATCAGTTAATCCGACGGCATCACCCATATTGAGCATAGATTTCGTTAGATTGTCAGACTCTTCTTTGTTGGAATGCAAATGGTAAAATCCTTGTTCTAACTCGTTAACCAAGTCGCGCGAGCGACCTGTAGCCACAGAAATATCATTAATCGTCGCCACCATTGCTTGCGCTTTCTCGGCATCACTGGTTAGCGTGTTCCACGCAGCACTCATCACTTGCTGTTCTTGATTGAATTCCATACCAGCGTGTAGCGCTTCTGTGAAGTGGATTTTCAAGCTTTGCAACCCAGCAATTGCCGCACGACCAATAAGTTCAGCACCGAGTATCTTTCCGAAAATATGATGCGTTTTTTCAGCTTTTTCATTGACCTTGTCAAGTTGTTCTCTGACTGAAGCAAAATTAAGTCTTGGACGTTTAGACATGGCACTATCCAATTCTGTGAATTCTTTCTTACTATGCGCGACTTTCGTGCCAAGTTCATTCACACGCACTGCTTGTTTTTTGAAGGCATCAGACGTTTCGCCAGAATTATGACGGACTTTCTCCAAAATGCTGTTTTCTTTTTCTTGGAGTTCTTGCAAAGACTTAATCTTTTCGCCTAAGAACCGCCGTTTTTCTTGATTTGCTTCTAGTTCCTTGCCTTCAGCTCTAAGCTTCTCTTGATAACTAGTGGATACACGTTCAGACTGTTCTAATTCTCTACGTGCTTGGATAATGCCCGATTCATAGAGCGACAGCGTATTCTTCGCTTTTTCTTGTTGCTCGGTCATCGTTTGGAGATTGCGCTCTGCTTTTAGGACTTCTTGCGCTAATTTTTCGTGAGCTAAGGCTCCCGCCTTAGTTTCCGTTGAGATTCCTTCCATGGTTTGCTTGAGTCGTTCTATTCCTTGTCGTTGCTCTTGCATTGCCCGTTCTAAACCTTCTACTTTGACTCTGTACGCTTCTTCATACTCTCCATTTTGACGTAATTGCGCATTCTGTAATTTCCATTCATCCGTCACTTGCTTGACTTCAGAACGTAGACCACGTAACGACGCAATCGCACCTTCTGTCTGTAACGCAATGGTTTGTTCTAATGTGCGTTCATCTTTTGCCACGTTCATCCGCCCTTTCTAACAAGTGAGTATGCCACCATTTTCGATGAATGATGCCATGCTTTGTTTCGCATTTGTTTTGTTTAAATTTCCATCTTCTCTTTGAGAATATAGTTCCATAAGAACGTAATAAGGTTGTCTTTCTATTGTCGCTAAATCCCATTGAGAATCATCTAATAATCGCTTTTCAAAGTCTAAAAAATCATTATAAGCATCTAAAGAGGTTACTTTTTTTCATTTTCTTCTATTGTTTCTCCTGTTGGATTGATTAGTTTATAGAATAAGGTGAAAGCAAAACTCGTCATTCGTGCCATCGGCCATTCTTCCAGCTCTTTTACTTCTTTTGGCTTTAATCTCAATATTACTTTTAAAAAATCTAACGACACATTAAGTAAGTCTTCAAAATATTCTAGTGATTGTAATTCAGCTTCTGTTTCTTTACTCATTTTTTCTAATTGATTAAATTCTTTCCCAAATTTAAGAGCCAACCGTACTTGTTTCACGGTTGGCTCTTGTGGCATACGTTCTAATAAATTTTCTTCTAACATATTAGAATTCCTCAACTTTCTTGGCGTTTACTGAAATCGGTGCTATCGTGCCGTCAGTCATCGTCATTGTCCCTGATACAATTTGACCAGAAGCGTCTTTGGTTAGTTCGATGGCTTTCACACCAAGACCGTCTTTTCCGTTAGTTCCATCTGAACCTTTATCACCCTTTGGTCCTTGTGCGCCAGTGTCGCCTTTGTCCCCCTTAGGGCCTGCTGGAATTTGACTAATTTTTATTTCCAACTCTTTCGTATCGTCGACTAAGTCATTGTGGTCTGTGTGTTTGATTTCTTCGTTTGCTTGTACATAGTTTGCTTTCATCGTTGTCATCCTTTCCCTTTAGGCATAAGTAGTTGTTGTATCGTATTTGCTTTCGGGTGCATCGTACTTAGATTCGTTGTCCGGCTTTGCTCCAGGGCGAACTAACGCTTCCCATTTCACTTTGTCGAATTTTTCATTTTCAACTACATCCACATAAATCTCTCCATCGCTTTTCCGTGTTTCCGCTTTGAAGGTCAATTTATCCGGTGAATGCACTTGACTAGCAGTATTTGTCTTCATATCAATAGACGTTGCCGAGAAAGTGCCATTTAAGATTGCGACATGTCCGGTCTTCCCAGTTGCTGCATCTTCTGAAATCATTTCAAAGCTACATTGTGGTGGCTGCGTATCTTTATTAATGTGCCCAAATCCGTCTGGACGTGCTTTTCCTAAGATAACATCCATGACGTTTTTAGGAATGGCATTTGCCGTAAAGGATACTTGGATGTTTCCGACACCTTTAGTTGGATTTTTCCATATGCCGTCTGAACCATAAATAGCTTGCCCAGAAGGGGCAATGTTTGAGATATTTGCATCCACTGTTGAACCTGATTTTTGATCGATCACAAACGTGTCTTTTACTTTTTCATTTTCATCATAAATAGCGATAATCGCTTTTCTAAATCCAAATGTTGCCATAGTTAGTCACTCTCTTTTCTTAAATATTTTGTTTTTTGATACTTTAGAATTGCTTGAAACTGTGCAATTTCAGGGTCATATTGGTGGTATCCTGAAATTTGCACAAAATTATTCGATTCCAGTAATTCATTAATTTTGTCTTCGTATTCGTCTGGTTCTGTTTCATCGTCATACGTAATCGTCATCTGCACTTCTTCTGTCTTAGCTGTGGTTACATTGCTACCAGCAACACTTCTTACAGAATAGACTTCAGTTAGCAAAATGAATGTTTTGTCCATTTTATACTCTATTGGTAGATGATAGGCGAACACATTGTTAATACCCGACAATAGTTTTTGAACATCTGTCACAATCATTTTCGCCTCATCTCCTCATCGTAAGCTTGTTTCATTGCTTCTAAAATTTTAGGCTGAGTCTCAAGGTAAGTTGTTTCCACAAAATGGCGTCCAGGTATGAATTTTACAGTGTGTGCCGATTTTCCCTTACCGCCGTGTGACATGTAACCATCATTTAGAAGTCGTGCAATATACCCCTTATCCCCTTTTTTGGCACTAAAAAAAACCGAGCTATTGCCGGTCGCGCCATCTGTACTCTGTTTTAGGCTATCTACTACATGCTTGTTTTCTTTGTGTCCACTAGTAGGTGTATTCTCTTTTAGCGCTTTTTTGTAAACTTTTGCACCAGCCTTGGTGATACGCTTCTTTTGTTCCAGCGTTGGGATACGGCTCTCCACTTGTTCTAAAAACGCTTCTAGTTGTTCTTCTAACTCATCAGCCATTCTTGCTCAATTCCTTCAAAACGAGCATATCAAAAGATTTAGGGCCATCGTCTGCATCAGGATGATAAGAAGCTATTTTGTATACGACTCCTTGAAATTGTGCGTGTGTCCAATCTCCTAGTCCGTATTTCAATGTACGAATGAGTATAGAACGAGAAAAATGTTGTTCTGTTCCCATCAACTGAATAATTTCAGCGGTGGACAGTGAAAACAAACTGCACCACACTTCTTTTTCAGAAGAAAATTTTGGTTTTTTGATGCCTGAAGGTGTATCGACATCTTTCATGACCCCAAGTTGGACTCTATACGTTAATCGGCTAGGATTCACTTTTTTCAAGGCGTTTGCTCCTCTCCATGAGATAGACTGTTCGAAGTTGTCCAATGATTGCACGGCTAACCGGTTCCACAGAATTGACAGAAGATATCTGCACAGATACACGATACATGTAGTAGGTGGATGCCAGCGCAATCAAAGCCGTCTCAAATAACGACTCCACTTCAGGCAATGAGTAAAAATCAGCCATCACAGAATCTTCCTCTCCGATTGCCTGTTTGAGATAGGTGGACGCTGCAATGATATTTCGTTTGAGAATTTCATCGTCATAATCGCCATCTATTCTCAAACTAAGTTTTAGCATATCCAATAGTTTCGTATTCATCTTCGTACCACCTAACTGTATTGCTTTCCACTACTATAGGTTGCGCCCGAATCATATCGGGCGTTCTTAGGGTTTCGGTGTATCGTTGATAGATAATAAGAAACCAGCTTTCTTATCTGTTACTTCCACATCGAAACGTAAAACACCCATTAGGTAGCGTCCATAGATTCCATTTTCAGCCCAAACAACCGATGCTTGGTTGCGATCGAAAACAGTCACTGCACGACGGTCTCCAATGAAAGCAACTTGATCACCAACTTTTTCACCTAACAAGGTGTCTGGTACTTTCACGACAGGAACACCAAGTAATGTTCCACCAGATGCTGAAATTACATCACGGTGGAAAATATATTGTCCTTGTTTGTCTTTCAGTGTATCCAATGTTTGGTACAAACTTTGCGTACAAATGATTTGAGGTACATATGCTGGATCGAGTTTCACATTTAAAATTTCCTTAATGCTATCAACCAAATCATCTTTAGCGCCTGGAGTCACCTTTTCAAACGCTTTTAGCTTAGCAGCAATAAACTTGTTGGTTGTATTTAACATCCGTTGGGAAATTTGATTGGATATTAGAGCAGTTAAATCTGTTTGTGCATCTGAAATGGCTTCTTGTGAAATCGGTAATGCCCCACGATATGTCCCTACTTCCCACTTGACTTCATGAAATTTTGGTGCTGCCAATTCTGGATTTTTTGCAAGCTCTTCTACTGAAGGAAGTGCGTCTGTTGGATTTTCCAAAATTGGATAGCTCCCCGACTTTGTTCCAACATCGGTTTTATTAAAATTTGCCGATAAATCGTAAACTGTTTGAACTTCTTTTTGAGGGATGTAAGAAATATCTTTGGGAATGATGACCTCTTGGTTGATTGTTGTAACACTCTCTCTTAATTCCCCATGACGCAAATAAGCATTAATACCATCCCGTACTTCTTTTCTAGGATCCTCGTTCGTAATTTCTCTCATTGTGTTCGATCCGTTTGATAGTTTAGGCGAAAATCGTTTTTCTTCGTCCTCTTCGATTGCGTCTAATTGATTAAGTTTTTCGAACTGCAATTTTCGTTCTTCTAAATCTAAAATTTCCTGACGCAATTCATCTAGTTCTTCGAATTGTTTCGTGACATCTTCTCCAGTTTCTGCTAGAGAACGAGTTTCCTTCAGTGTTTCATTATATTTTGCTCTTTTTTCCAATAACTCTTTTAACAATTTGTCCATGCTATTCATCTCCAATTTTGTAATAATCTAGTATTTTTTTTCGTTGATTTACAGTTGATCGTTGGTGTTCTAATGATCGCTTGTCTACGGTCGTTTGCTTGTAAGCCGGAATCGGTGTCAGCATGATTTCAAATAGCTTATCAATTTCTTCGACGGTGCGTAGATCAGGTTCTGATCCTTTTGACCACTGCCAACTGTCACGTTTTACCGTAAAGCCAAAGCTACACCCTTTGATGTTGCCAGCCGTAACGTTTGCTAAGACATCTCGTGCTAAGGTGGTGTCAGGTAATTTTGCTTCAAAGTAAAGCCCCGTATCATCGACTTTCAACGTTAAATTTCCGCTATCGCTACGTGCTAGAATATTTGCTGTATCATGATTGTACAAACACAAAACTTCTTGCATATTGACATTTTGAAATGCAGTTGGTGCAATTGTTTCCACAAAACCACCTAAATTTTCGCTTTCTTCATTGAACTTGACTGCGTATCCACTTATCACATTCGTGTTTTTTTCGATGGTATCACGCGTCTGAATTTGGATTTGTCGTACTCTGATTTCCTTTTGGTTCATTGTTCTCACCACCCTTCATCTTATTTATTGGTATTGGTGGCAATGTAGGATATCCTTTGACTTTTACCGATTTGAGGATGTCTTCCGTTAACAAATCTGCATTTGATTGCAACAGCACTTCTTGTGCGACACCTGGTGTAATGACAGATTTCTGCACAAGATTTGCCACACGATTTTCCAACAATTCACCGTTCACATCTAAAATATGTCGTGTACTTGGTTCGATATCGAACGCTAATTTATTTTTCAACTCTGAAATCACGGGTCTGATATATCTAGCTAAAGCTGTCGTATAAAGATTCGACACCATTTCGATATTCGAATGTTCCGATTCAGACCCTAAATAGTCTTTCGGAATACCGTAAACTTTTGCTATCTGATCGCTTGTCCAATCGGTTGCTCGAAGCAACTTTGCTAAGTCTTGATTCAGTTCGATTGAGTGATACTTTGATAACTGGTCGACAACGCCAACACCGTCTTCTTTTAACGTTTCCATAAACCGCTTTTTGAAGGCCCTCTGTGCTTTATCGCTAATATCTGTTCGTTGGATTTCTAATATCCCTTTGACGTTCAGTGCATTCACAAAGGCGTTTAGTGTGAATTTTTGATTCGTATCCTGCAGCTTCAGTTCTTTTGTAAGCGCGATAAGAGGCGAGTTTCCAACCATGCCATCCGTAGAACAAATACGAAAATGCAACACTTGATCCGCAGGTGTCGCTCGTTCATCTGGCCGTTCAGAGTCAGGAAACGTAATGTCATACCAAAGTGCAGTATTTTGACTATCTTTGTTCACCGTCACATGGCTAGGTAAAAGATATTCTATCGTATCAATTCGACCTGTTAGATTGTCTCCATAAATTCGAGCATATGCATTTCCAGAGAGCAACAATTGCGCAAATACCGCTTGCCAAAAGGTGTACCCATTGGCTATTTGGTTAGGATTCTTTAGTGCTTTGCTGACTTGTTTCCGCTTGGTTTCGAACTCTATGGCGGCAAGGTCACTACTCAACAAATGGATAACTGAAAAGATATCCGAGTGCTTCAATGCTTTTTTTGCATCCACATAATCCCCTGAAAAAATTAATGAGTTTCCATCGAATTGAATCCCAACATTTGTATATCCAGCTTGAATTGTCGTGTAATCTTTTTTCATGCTTCGAAAAATCATTGTTCGTCACCGCCGTTCGCTCGATTCAGCAAAAGAGCGACAAAAATCAAGGCAATCCCTAAAGCGCCCATCCCTAAAATCGAGTTAAAAAAATAGACCATTCGTACCAAGCAGTACAAACCGCCTAAAAACAAAATAGAATGTAATTGTGCGAAGATAAGTTCTCGTATTCGTTTTAACCATAACCACAATTTTTTCATCAGCTAAAAACCAACCTTTCCATTCAGTATCATCTCTTCTATTTCTTCATTGCTTAACTTGTCATATGGATTATCTGACTTCGCAAATCCTTCGAAGTGATACATTCCTTGGTACATGGCATCTACGAGCGCATCGACCACGTCTATTTTAAACGATCGCTTACTTTTCCCAATGACTAAACCACCTTTGTTCTCTTCTAAATCCGCGTTAAGCAACGCTTTTTCCATAATTCTATCCTCAAAGTGTGTCACTTGTTTACGGACAAATCCATCCTGCAAGAACTTAATACTTTCAGACAATACCATCGAGGTTTGTTTGAGATTTAGAATATCCCAACTCGTATTTTCTTCTAACAACTGCGTGAGTTTATTTGTTCGTGCAGTGTCGTAGGCGAACAATTTTACTTTTAATTGGTTTGCTTCGACAAATTCTAACAACCAATCATAGACCTGATCTAAGTCGATTAGTCCTACAGGATCATTTGTGATTGTACATAGTCCTTTAGTAGCCAAATCACGGTACGCAATACCATCAGACTTCTCTTTCCCTTCAATACTTCCTAAAAGTTTATAAGGGACAAATGAATGCTGCATTAAGTGATACAACTGGCTACCATTTTCATCTTGATATGGAAAAACAAATCCAAAAGCAGTATTATCGGACGAAAGACTCGCGTCAAACCCAATATAGACTTCTCTGCCTCTAATATCGAAATTAGGAATTGTTGTATCTTCGAAGTCATCTAATGAGACATAAGAATTTGACTTCACTGTCAGCCAAAGATTGAGATTCTTATTAATGAAGGAGTCTACTTCTCCTAACAATTCTGCTGTCCCTCGTTGTGTAAACAGCCCGTTTAGCAATACTTCTCTATCACTTTCCAAGTCAAGCAATGGATTACTTTTCACCCATGTTTGCGGTCGATTAATCTCTTCTTTCGAATCTTGACACCACATAAGGCAAAGCTGTTCTTCTGCTTTTCCGTCATCTTTTTCGACAGATTGGATAACTAAATCTTCTTCCTGTTTGAATGGAACCGTTGGGTCTGGGTAAGCAGTAGAGATTTGAATGAATTGTTTGTTTCTTACTTTGACTTGCCCACTCGTGATTTTTTTCGTCACTTCTGAGTGTTCTGTTTCACCTGCTTCATCGAAAATAGCAGAAACAAAATGGTAAGAGTCAAACTTTCCAGATTCGGCAGACATCTGTCGTAAAATATTTCCGCCTTTACGTTGAATCACTCGATTGTGTTGTGGTTCTATCTCTAACTCAGCCGCTACTCTGGAAAATGGTCCATCTAGTAATTGGTGCATCATCGTTCTAACATAACCATACAATTTTTGAGCTTGTTCACTGATATTTGAGGCAACCATCAAGTCTTGATTGGCTAAACCCGCACATTCGACCAAAAAGCTGTAACAGCTAATAATTGAACATAGATAGGTCTTTCCTTGCCCACGTGCTACTGACAGCAATACACGACTAAAACGCTTGTTACCTAACGAATCCCGCCAACCAAACATTTGACTTAAAATAAACTCTTGCCATGGCATGAGTTTTGTTGGCTCTCCTGTATCTACATTCGGGCAGATAGCTGCAAAACTTAAAATGCTTTGGACAGCTTTCAGGTTATATGTGTAAGCTGATTGAGCATTCATCGATCGCTCTAAGTCCCGCAAATGACGAAGACAAGCCAGTTGGATATAGTAACCTGCAATTTGTTTGTTTGTTAATACAGCAAAACAATACGCCGTTCCAGCATCTCGGAAACGACGTTTGATTTTCGCCGTGTTTAGTTTTGAGAATTCTTCAAATACATCAATCAAAATTTGAACACCTCCAATATATCTGTTGTGACTTCTTCATCCGCTTCCTTGATCACTTTTTCCCTGAACTGATAGTCAAATCCCAGTGCTGTGCTCAATGACCGCATTGTCTTAGAAGCTGTATCGATTACACCTACTGCTGGATTCTTCTTCATACCTGTTTCCGTTTCGATTACAACTCCAAATTCTTTGACAGATTCCAAAGCTTGCCGATACATAGCATAGTTTGCACAGAATAATTCTAAATTTGGTTCATCTAGCCGCGTGAGACTGTCTACAGATTCGAAATTTTTAATAATTTTCGTCCAAAGATATTTTCCTTCACTTGGTAATTGATTCGGTGCAGAAGTTCGTATTTTTAGCTTTTCTTGTTCATTTTTTACGGGGTTTTGTGAGCAAGTTTTTGCCGTTTTTTTAGTTGCCTGCATCTTCTTATTTGTTGATTTAACAGTATCCTTAGCCACTTTACCACCTCCAAAATAGCAAGAAAAAAATTTTTCAGAAATTCAGTTTTTTTTGAGCTGTGGCCCACTGAGCGAGCTGTCTCCCAAAAGCCTATAGCCCCGGGGGTCTAAACAAAAAAGCTAACCCATTCAGGTCAGCTATCTCTTCGACTTCTTTTAGCCCTTTAGTTGTACCATCTTTGTTGTAACCTGTCCCGTAGTATGCTTGTTCCCAACGTGTCTTCTTGTCGTGGCACTTTTGACAGCAACAAGCCAAGTTATTCACATCGTTCATTATTGATTCATTGAATTGCGTTGGAACGATGTGGTCAACAATCTTTGCTGGACTAACTATCGCTTGTAGCTTGCAGTACTGACACTGATAGTTATCCCGTTCTAGTACCTGTTGGCGAAGGGACTTCCACGCCTTCGAATGGTAGAAGCGTTCTCGTGTACTTCTGTCATTGCTGTATCGTAGAACAGAATTGTACCTTCGCTGCCTCTGTTTGTTTCGTTCTCCCCACTGCTTTCGCTTCTCGAGATACTTCTTGCGTTCGGCTATATGTGAACTACAAAACAGTTCTTCTCTGTCTACAAGTTTAATACAGCCTTGGTGTTTGCACCTAATGACTCTCATCTACGATCACCTACAAAAAAAGACCGCCGAAGCGATCTACTAAGATTGATTATTATGATTTGTTCCTGTTACCGCCTTGATTATCGACACTATGATTAACGCTATCCCTCCATACACAAATACTGCAACAGCCACTGTATACTTAACAAACGATTGGATGCCCCAACCACAAAAGTAACAGATGACAAATAATAATGCTAAAATCCCTATTATCCCCATGGACTCACTCTTCTTTTCATCATGATAACTAAAGTATAAAACTAAACGTATCTTTTAGCAATCTTTTGCAAGTTCTCTTGTACATGCTTGTCACTCCAACATCCATGACCGCAATATACCAACTTACAATAGTCAATTTCTTGTGGTGTAGCTTCTCGTGTCATCTCAATAATGGAATAGTATTTCTTAATCTGCACCGACATTACAACACGTACTGAATCAGTTGTACGGTTCGGTTGTGGATATTTATGTGTTAGCGATACATACCAATAGCTTTTCAT